CGAGGGAGAGCAACAATGATTAACCTGCAAAATACATCGCAGGCCAAGGCAGACGCAATTAAGCTCATGGTTTACGGGGCCGCAGGGTCTGGCAAAACGTCTTTGATACCTACCATGCCAAATCCAATAATTCTGTCGGCAGAAGCTGGCCTGCTGTCTATTGCCGACGCCAACCTGCCGTTCGTCGTGATTAAAAGCATGGATGACCTGCGAGAGGCATACGTTTGGCTGACTGAATCTGACGAGGCCAAGCAGTTTGGCAGCGTTGCACTTGATTCAATATCCGAGATCGCAGAGGTCTGCTTAGTTACGGAGAAAGAGAAGGCGAAAGACCCGCGCCAGGCTTACGGCGAAATGCAATCGACAATGACAGAGGCCATTCGTTTATTCCGAGATATCCCGGACAGGCACGTTTTGTTCACTGCTAAGATGGACAAATCGACCGACGATATGGGCCGTATGATGTATGGACCCTCGATGCCGGGAAACAAACTGGCGCAGTCGCTGCCCTATTTCTTTGATGAGGTTCTGGCGCTTCGAGTAGAGAAAGATGGCGATGGAAGCCCTCAGCGCGCTTTGATGTGTGACACGGACGGGCTTTGGCAGGCGAAAGACCGTTCTGGAAAGCTGGACGCTTGGGAAGCGCCCGACCTTGGCGAAATTATTAAGAAGATTGGAGCGTAAGATGAACTTAGACCTAGACACCGCCGCAGCCGAATGGATGGCCGCGAAGGCTGACGAGCGAGCAGCAGTGGCCCGCCGTCGCAAGATGGAAGACCACATGGCAAGCCTTTTGGGCGTTGCTGAGACGCTCGAAGGCACTGAAACCACCGAGACTGACGGAGGTCACAAGATCAAGCTGGTCGGAAGGATGGGCCGCAAGGTTGACGCCCATCTCGCGCAAGAGATCGCCGCCGAATACTCGCTTGAAGAACACTTGGACAAACTGTTCCGGTGGAAGCCTGACCTAAACATCAGCGCTTGGAAGTCGATGCCAGAGAGCATCACAAAGCCATTCTTAAACGCAATCACAACGACGCCATCCCGCGTCTCATTCAGCATCGAGAAGGACTAAACATGGCATTTTTGGACACACCAATTCACATGAGTGATATCCCAAAAGACGAATCGACCGGATCGTTTGAACCGATCCCATCTGGCACCTATGACGCAATCGTGCAGGGCATTGATCTGCGAAAGACAAAGGCTGGAACGGGTCAATATCTTGCCTGTCGCCTAGACGTAACTGGTCCAACTCAGCAAGGCAGAGTGCTTTGGGCCAACCTGAACATCTCAAACCCAAATCCAAAGGCAGAGGAGATTGGGCGGCGGCAGCTTGGCGAACTGATGAAGGCTGCTGGCGTCAGCACGGTTGAGGACACAGACCAACTGCTCGGCGGTCGGTTGAGCCTGGGCGTGCAGGTTAAAGAAGACGAAAAGTACGGCAAGCGGAATGAGGTCAAGAAGATGACCGCCAAGCCGGGAGGCGCATCAGCCGCGCCAATGCCGTCCGCATCTGGTGCGAAGTCCTCTGCTCCGCCCTGGGCCGCAAAGAAAGAGGAAGTGGCAGAAGAAGACATTCCGTTTTGATAAGGGAGGCCGGGGGGAAACCTCCGGCCATTTTACATGGTAGAGATTCCACCACCGAATGATCGAATAGCCGCTGCAATTGATGAACATCACGCAAGCAAAGCAGACTACCCTCGACCGCATCTGGGCGCGTCTATGCTTGGCCATCACTGTGAACGATGGATATGGCTGAACTTCCGCTGGGCGGTGCGCGAGAGCTTCCCTGGCCGCATTAAACGGCTATTCAGGCGCGGACACTCCGAGGAAGCCGTTATGGTCGCCGACCTCAAGGCCATCGGCATCAATCTAACCAAGACAGAGTACGATCAAACCAGGATCGCGTTCGGACACCACATCGGAGGGAGCGTTGATGGCATCATTGAGGGCGGGATTCCCGGCGCGGAGGGAGTGCGCCACATTGCCGAGTTCAAGACGCATAACAAGCGATCATTTGATGATCTAATCAAGAAAGGGGTTCACGAATCCAAGCCGATCCATTGGGGCCAAGTGCAGTTGTATATGCACGGGACCAACATCGAGCGGGCGCTTTATGTGGCCGTCTGCAAGGATGATGATCGGCTCTACTCCGAACGCATCAAGTACGACAAGGGGGCAGCGGAAAAGCTCTTGGATCGAGGCCGCAGGATTGCCCTGGCCGAACGTATGCCAGAGCCGATATCGGCTGACCCGTCTTGGTATCAATGCAAGATGTGCGCGGCTCAGGAGTTCTGCCATTCGTCCAAGCTGACACAAGAGGTCAATTGCCGGACCTGCGCGCACTCCACACCTACCTCCGATGGAAAATGGGCTTGCGCCCGCTGGGATGCAGATCATGTCGAGGTCGAGCATCAAGTCACCGGCTGTCACGCACATGTGCTTCACCCTGATCTGGTGCCGTGGGACCGACGAGCATCAGCCGACCCGAACGAGGCGGTGTATGTAATCGAAGGCCAGGAGGTGCGAAATGGCGAAGGTGACGCGTTCACATTCTCCAGCCGCGAACTGATCGAGGGCCGTGAAGCCTGCGTCAGCCATCTGGTGCGCGAGGCCAAAAAGGTATTCCCAGATGCAAAGATGGAGGCAAAGGATGCTCCGACAGTATCAACAGAGAGCGATTAACGAGGCGTATGCTTGGTTCGAGGACAATAAAAGCGGTCATCCGTGCCTTGAACTTCCAACCGGGAGCGGAAAGAGCCATATCGTAGCCGCTTTCTGCAAAGACGCGATCCAGGCATGGCCTAAAACGCGCATACTTATGCTTACCCACGTCAAAGAGCTTATCGCTCAGAACGCAGAGAAGATGCTTCAGCACTGGCCAGATGCGCCGCTTGGCATTTACTCTGCCGGGTTAAGACGCCGGGAGCTTGGGCGATCAATTACGTTTGCGGGCATTCAATCCGTCCGCAAAAGGGCGGCTGAGATAGGTCATATTGATCTAGTCATTGTGGACGAATGCCACCTGATTAACCACAAGAACGAGGGTGGATACCGGAAGCTAATTGACAATCTAACTGAGATAAATCCGGCGCTGCGAGTGATCGGCCTGACTGCCACGCCATATCGGCTTGGTCATGGGCTGATAATTGATGAACCAGCGCTCTTCTCAGAGATCATCCAGCCAACCAGCATTGAAGAGTTGATTTCGCTGAAATATCTGTCGCCGCTACGGTCAAAGAAGACAGAGCTGCGAATAAACACAATAAACGCCAGGAAGCGCGGAGGAGAATATCGCGAAGAAGACTTGATAGAGGCAATCAAAAAGTTCGACACGCTGGGAGCCATTGATGAAGCGCTTGAGATAGCAAGAGACCGTAAGTCACTCTTGTTTTTCTGCACTGGCGTTGCACATGCGATAGCAGTGAGAGATGAGCTAAGAATGAGGGGGATTGCGGCTGAGACGGTTCTTGGCTCAACGCCAAAGATCGAACGAGAGAGGATATTGGATGATTTCAAGTCTGGCAAAGTCCGCGCAGTAACTAACGCAAACGTGCTTACCACCGGCTTTGACCACCCTAATCTGGATTGCATCGTCTTCTTCCGACCGACATTATCGGTCAGCCTTTATGTCCAGATGGCCGGTCGCGGGATGCGTATTAAGGACCATGTTGGTGATTGTCTCGTTCTGGACTTCGCGGGACTGGTGTCGGAGCATGGACCGATTACAAACGTCAACCCAGGGTACAAAAGGGGAGAGGGGGAGGCCCCGACGAAAACATGCGAAAATTGCCAAGAGATTAATCATCTCGCGGCGAAGCATTGTTCTGCCTGCGGCGCAGCCTTCCCTGAGCCTGAGCCTAAGCCAGTCATTAAGAAAGAAGAATTAACCAACGAAGACATCATGGGGCCAGCCAACCACATTGATGTCACAAGCTGGATGTGGAGGGTTCAGACCAGCCGTACATCAGGTCGGGAGATGCTGTCGGTTAGCTACTACCGCACGATATTTGACGATCCCATCAAAGAATACATCACGCTTGGATATCCTGGGTATGCGGGCCAGAAGGCGGCACAGACGCTTGCAAGGATCATCCGGCATTCCGGCGCAGACACTAGGGCAATGACACTGCACGATGCGGCAGCCGCATTAAATAAAGCCACCCCGCCAAGTTTGGTGGTATATGAGCTAGATGGACGGTACAAAAGGATAAAGTCAAGGACATGGACAAGCCAAGAAGCGAGCATTCAGAACAGGTCGATTTCGTCAGTTGGTTCAGACTCTCATACCCAGAGGTTCTGATATTTGCAATTCCCAACGGGGGGTATCGCTCGCCAGCCACTGCCAATCGGCTGAAGGCCGAGGGCGTCGTGAAGGGCATTCCAGACCTATATATTCCAGCCTGGAACCTCTGGGTTGAGATGAAGCGGACCAAGGGTGGGGCCGTGTCACCGGACCAGAAGTCTATGATGGAATATCTGGCCAAATACTGCCGCCATCAAACCATGGTCGCGAAAGGTTCAGAGGACGCAAAATCGCAGATTCTTGACTTTGTGCAGCGGCACGAAAAGTGGTAGATGTCACGCTAAGAGCGTGTTTCATCCTTTCCACGCTCCGGTCGCGCCAGCCTGGGTAGGAATCTCCCGCCGCCCCAGGCTGGCCGCTGATCTGACCCTCTGAAATTATTTTCACCTTTATTGCGTGCTGCTATTGAATAACAGATGTTAAGCCATTATAACATAGAGACTGAAACGCTTCGGGAGAAAGCAAAATGAATATCTCAATCCACGATGTCACCGACATCACCATCCAAAATGTCGGAAAGGCCAAGAACGGCACCACATGGCGGTCCATCAAGATCAAGGGCCGGGGCGGTGTCCATGAAGTCGTTCTGTTCGCGGACAAGGATGACGCCGAAAACTTAGAACTTACTCTGGGAGAGAAGCAGTGAGCGCCTGCCCAGAATGCCTCGGCGAAGGCCGGGTTGTCACCGAAACCGGCGTGGCTGACTGGAGCCACGGCGGGTTCATCCGAGAGGGCCTGGCCGATTGCCCGGATTGTTTCGGCACCGGCGAAGTGGAGGCATGCGATGCTTGAGACAGCATTCTTGTGCATGGCAATGGCCGTCTATTTTGAATCGAGGTCAGAACCAGAGGCCGGGCAGCGGCAGGTGGTCCATGTGATCGAGAACCGAGTGGCTCATGGAGCGTGGCCGGACGACGCCTGCGCCGTGGTGAAACAGCCAGCCGCCTTCTCGTTTTACTCGGACGGGCTGCCTGAGACCATCACCGACAAAGCGGCCTGGGAGACCGCCCAGAGGGCCGTGCGCGAGGCGTGGTCAAATCCCTGGGAGAATGCAGGCGCGACCCATTATCACGCCACCTACGTCGCCCCAGGCTGGGCCAAGCGTATGCGACGCATCGGCCAAATCGGAAACCACATTTTTTATTCGGAGGACAGCCGATGAGCGGAGTGTCGTCAGCGTCAATAATTGGCGGCAACCCGGCTCACGGTCGCAACCCCGCAGACTTCTATCCAACCCCAGCGGAATGCACGTCTGCCCTCATCAAATCCGAATCAGATAGGCTTGGATCGTTTGACCGGATATGGGAGCCAGCAGCAGGGGATGGTGCGATTTGCAGGGTTCTGGAGAAGAGAGGCATCAAGACGGTCGCAACTGATCTGCATAGTTATGATTATGCAATATCTGGCATCGACTTTCTGGCTGAGAAAGAAAGGCGGGCCGACGCCATTATAACCAATCCGCCGTTCAATCTGGCCGCTGACTTCATTGTGAAGGCTCACGATCTCGGAGTGGAATATATTGCGTTATTCCTAAAGAGCGCATTTTGGCACGCCAAGCGAAGGACGAAATTGTTCGCGGATCACCCTCCAGCGAAAATTTATGCACTCAACTGGCGACCGCAATTCAAGCCGGGCGCAGGGTCTCCGACGATGGATTTCATCTGGTGCGTCTGGGATCAGCGGTCTGCTCCCGAAACAAGATACTTAATAATGGGGAAAACATGAGCATCACACAAAAAGCGTCAATCATGGCAGATGAGGGCTTTGCACCGGAGGACATCGCGTTCGTCCTGGGGACCACACCAGAAGTAATCAGGACTGTCCTTGACCGGAAATCTGCGAATGGCGTTCCTGTCCGTTTACGCCTACCGGATGATGTACACGCATCGTTTGGCAAGAGAGCAGAGGCGGCGGGATGCTCAGTCAAAACGCTCGCCCAGATGATATTGATCGAATCCAGCCGAAAGGGGAAAGAATTATGCAATCAGTAAGCCTGGAAAGTTATAGCCGACGCTACGCCGCACCGGCAGGGTCGAGCCTAGTCAATGACATCGCATATTTTGCCCGCGTGTCCAATCCGACATCCCAGATCAGCGCGCTGAATGATGAGGGGTTAATAAATTATCTCATCCGGCATAAACACTGGTCTCCGTTCGAGATGAGCCACATTACGCTCCAGTTGGACACAACCAGAGATGTAGCCAGACAGGCGATTCGCCATCGTTCTTTTTCTTTCCAAGAGTTCTCACAGCGTTATTCTGCCACCGAAACCAACGGTGAACGCCGCGAGGCACGGTTGCAGGATCACGTTAATCGCCAGAATAGCCTTGAGACTGATGATGAAGGTCTCATTGGATGGTGGCGTGATGTCCAGGACAGCCTGATGGCGTCCACCTTCGATGCCTACGAGGCGGCCCTGAAGAAGGGGCTAGCCAAGGAAGTCGCGCGGGCGATTCTTCCAGAAGGTCTGACGTTCACCCGGCTCTATATGTCCGGCTCAGTGCGGTCTTGGATTCACTACATCGAACTCCGCACCGATCCATCAACCCAGAAGGAACACCGCGATCTAGCCCGAACGGCTGCTCTGGCCATCCGCCCGATCTTTCCGATGATTGATGAGTTCGTCCAATGAATGTGGAAGTCGAGCCAGTCAATGACCGCCCAGGTCATGTCAAAATAACGATCCGAAGCGCTCAGACCAATGGCATAAACGGAGCGACAATCCTCCAAGACGCATCGACAGTCCTGCCCTGGGCCATCGCCTCGCTCATCATCCCGAAAATCCATGCCGCCAGCGTGGTCGCTCACCGAGCCGAGAATGAGGCGAAAGATGCCGAGATTAAAGCCATGAAGGGATCAAAACCATGAGAGAACGAAACCGTTTTTCCACCCAGATGGCGCGGATCAGAGCAACCCGATTTGGAACGCCTCTGCACAAAGCATTGATCCAAGCGACAGAGGAGGTCACCGGGCGAGATGATTTCATCTGTGGCACTAAACACGCTCCAGTCGCTCATGCGCGTCAGGCTCTGATGTGCGCGGCTCGGCTGTCAGGTTGTACGCTGGAGGAATGCGCGCTGTTCAGTGGCCTTTACGATCACAGCTCAGCATCCAACGCGATCAAAAACATGGGGAAAGACGACAAGCTTAAAGCCGACGCCGAGGCCATATTTGAGAAGGCGCAGGCTATGCTGGCCAAACGCGAGGGAAGGTTCGCCGAGGGAATCGACGCGGTGGTCTCTGCAATCAAAGAGGCGGTTGGAGCGCCAGAGCCGCGACCCAAGATCCCGGACCCCAAGCCAAAGCCGAGAAACTTACGCCCAGATGTCGATGCGCTGCGGCGCAAGCCTTGGGAGAAGGACACGCCGGAGGGCCGAGAGATAGCCAGGAAACGGGAGCAGTATTACGGTTAATTAAGAGAGTTCAAAATGCGGCCCATCAAGGAACGGACGACGGCCTTCAGATCGCCTCAGATCGATGTAGGCATCTTGGGCCTCGTCCATGCCGCCTTCGTGCAGCCGGATGTCCCTGACCTGCCACGCACCGCCCCAGCGTATTGATACGCCGGTTTCAATCGCTGCTTGGCGGACTGCATCGGCGATCTTGCAGTATATCGACATTTCCCAGGATACATGGCCGTCGAGATAGCCCACAAGGTCAGCGGCGTCACCCGTCAAATGTTTCGATTTCATCGTCTGGCTTGCGCCTTGGCTCACCAACAGCTTCTGCCGTTCGAGCGTCCGTTTGCCTTCGCTCACGCCAAAGTCAATCGGTGAAAGCTCCAGCGCTCGCTTTACGGTGTCGGCCAAGTCCGGCTTGACGCCAGCTAACCGCTCTCTGGAGCGTGATGACAAAACCCAATTGTGGCTCATGACACCACCTTACTGTCAGTTTTCTTAACCTTGTCGAAGCTACGCATCCCAGAAATTCCGAGCATGCCTAGCAGAAGTGGCATCATCACGGACATATCGGCCTGCGGTATCGCGATCCCAAACCCGGCGGCAATAGGGCTGACCAAAAAGTTCACCGCCATGCCTAGCACCGACACATAGCCTGCGAGCGGTCGCCAAGACGCTTGGAACCAGTTCCCCTTGGCATCCGCCTTTAGGACTTCAATTTGTTGGAGAAGCGCCTGTTGACTATGTCGCTCTGACATGGTGGCCAACTCGTGAGCGATCTTGGCTTTAGTGTCGGCGTCAGGGATTACTTTGTCCAACAATCCGGTGATTGGAGCTATTAGTGCTGAGAGCATTTTGATCTCCTGTTAACGCTAAGTGGTTGATTTATTTGCCTAAAGGAGGATGCTTGCCGTTATGCATGGATAACAGTTTCGATACTGACCCATGCAGGTTAGAGATTTCAGCCTGCATTGTGGCAACCTCACGCGCTCGGCTTTCCATCTTGTCTGGAGCCAGCATACCGGACAGCACGCCCAGCTTTTGGTTCGCCACCTCCATA